TCTTGTAGGTACTGATATAAGCACAACTGATCCAAATCTTTCAAGAGCAACAGTTATTGGATATGGAGCATCAGATAATGGTAATAATACTGTAACACTTGGAGATTCTAACGTTACAGGATTACAATGTCAAGTACAAACAATAAGCGCTTTATCTGATTCAAGAGATAAAACAAATATACAAAAATCTTCTTATGGTTTAGATGTAATTAAAAAACTAAACCCTGTTACGTTTGAATGGGATCAAAGAGATGGTAATAGAAAAGGATTAAAAGATTTAGGTTTTATTGCTCAAGAATTACAAGAATCAGATGATGAATATTTACAATTAGTAAATAGTAATGATCCTGAAAAACTACAAGCTAGTTACGGTAGGTTAATTCCTGTAATGATTAAAGCTATACAAGAATTACAAGAAGAAATAAAATATTTAAAAAATAAATAATGGAAAGCAATTGGTCTGTAGAAAACATCATGCATATAGTTGAAAATGGATTTGTTAATAAAATAACTTTACTTTATATAATTAAAAACGATATATGTGCTGAATATAATAATTATACTCTTGATATACCTTATAACGGTATTGAGCCTGGATTTATTCCTTATGAAGATTTAACTGAACAAGAAATTCTTAGTTGGTGTTTTGAAAGTATGGAATCAGGTGAAAAAGAAGCTATAGAAGACGAAACATTAATAAACTTTCAAAAATTAGAAGCGTGGACTCAAAGTCAACTAGATACAACATCAGGAATTCCTTGGGAAAGTTAAAAGTAGATTAAAAAATTATAGTGTAACTATATTATTATAAATTAATTAATTAAATTAAATCAAATGGCAAAAATTACTGAAGATCAATTAGAAAAAGTAAAAGACTTAAACTCTAAACTAAACGAAACTGTTACTAGAATAGGTTTGTTAGAATCAAACAAGCATGCGCTTTTACACGAAATAGCTGGTGTTAATAAAGATTTAGAAGAGTTTAAATCAGAGTTAGAGAAAGAATACGGAAGTATTAATATTGATATGGCTACAGGCGAGTACACTAAGATCGAAAAAGAAGAAGATGAAGGTGAATCAGCTGTAGTAAAAGCAGAGGACTAAAATGGATTCTGTTATAAGAAAGATCAGTATTGGTTCTGATTATAAAAATGATGCAATGCATTATTCCGTAGGTCAACAAGTTTATGGTGGCCACGAGATAGCATATATCGTATTTGAAGATACAGATCGTTCTTATAATATTCATATAAAGAAAAACAACGAGGTATTGCCATGGAAGAAATTCAATTCTAACATGGCAGTATCTGTTGAGTATGATTTAGAATATTAATGAAGAGTGTATATGATTTTATCATAAAGCCAGTGGGTAAAGTTTATGATAATTCTATAGACGTAGATGGTAAAGAGCTTTTATTAAACACAAGCATAGATAAACATAAGTTTGTAAATAATAAAGCTATTGTAGTTTCTACACCACTTGCGTTTGAAACACCTATAGAAGAAGGAGACGAGATTATAGTTCACCATAATATCTTTAGAAGGTATTATAATATGAAATGTAAAGAAGTTAATAGTAGTAAGTTTTTTAAAAACGATCTTTACTTTTGTCAAATAGATCAAATATATTTATATAAAAAAATATACAAGTGGCACGCGTTTGCTGATAGATGCTTTGCTATGCCACTTAAAAATAATAATGATCTAGAGCTAGATAAAGAGCAAAAGCTTATTGGTGTATTAAAATATGGTAATAAGTTCTTAGAAGCTAAAGGAATAAACGAGGGAGACACTATAGGCTTTACACCTAACAGTGAGTTTGAGTTTATTGTAAACGACGAGCGGCTTTATTGTATGAAATCAAATGATATTGTAATTAAGTATGAGCACCAAGAAAACCAAGTTGAATATAATCCAAGCTGGGCAAAAAGCAGTTGAGGAATTAATTAAGGTAGCTAAAGAACCTATTGTAGATTCAGATGATGACATCTCAGCTGATCGTTTAAAAAACGCGGCTGCAACAAAAAAGTTAGCTATATTTGATGCGTTTGAAATACTCAACCGCATTGAAGAAGAAAAAAATATGCTTGAAGATAAATCAAGTGATAGCAAACAAAAATCTTTTCAGGGTTTTGCAGAAGGTAGATCTAAGTAATGTATAAGCAAAATTTACTCACTGTACTTACAGATCACGTAAAACCTCACGTGCTTAAAAGAAATAATAAAAGCAAAAAATGGGAGTACGGTTATAACAAAGAACATGATATAATTGTTATAAGTAAAACTGGTCAAATAGGTGATGTATATGAAATACAAAACCTTAAAATAGCTTTACCACCGTTTAAAGATAAACTAAACAAGGATAAAGACAAATGGTCTAGAGAAGAATATCCTAAGGAATTAAATAAAATAAAAAGTGTATTTGAGTGGAATAAATATCCGGAGCACTTTAAAGAAAAATGGTATGAGTATATTGATGAAGAGTTTAAGCGTCGTGACGAAGGCTATTGGTTCAATAACAAAGGTATTGCTACTTATATTACTGGTACTCACTATATGTACTTGCAGTGGAGTAAGATTGACGTTGGGGCAGCAGACTTTAGAGAGTCAAACAGATTATTCTTTATATTCTGGGAAGCTTGCAAAGCAGATCAAAGATGCTACGGTATGTGCTATCTCAAAAACAGACGGTCTGGTTTTTCATTCATGGCATCAGGGGAAACCGTTAATCTCGCTACAATATCTAGCGATGCAAGATTCGGTATATTATCAAAATCAGGGGCTGATGCTAAAAAAATGTTTACCGACAAAGTCGTACCTATCTCTATTAACTATCCGTTCTTCTTTCGACCCATACAAGACGGTATGGACCGACCAAAAACCGAACTTGCTTATAGAGTACCCGCGTCAAAACTTACCAGACGTAAACTTGATCAAGGTGAAACTCCAGAAGAAGTTGTAGGACTTGATACTACTATTGATTGGAAAAATACAGGTGATAACAGTTATGATGGTGAAAAATTAAAACTATTAGTTCATGATGAATCAGGTAAGTGGGAAAGACCTGATAATATATTAAACAACTGGAGGGTTACAAAAACTACACTTAGATTAGGTAGTAGAGTTGTAGGTAAATGTATGATGGGTTCCACAAGTAACTCTCTTGATAAAGGTGGCGAAAACTTTAAAAAATTATATAATGCATCAAACGTTATCACGAGAAACCGCAACGGACAGACTAGCTCAGGATTATATTCTTTGTTTATACCTATGGAGTGGAACTACGAAGGATTCATTGATACTTATGGACACCCTATCTTTGATACGCCAGCAAAACCGGTCGAAGGTTCAGATGGGTTACAAATTGAAGTAGGGGTTATAAATCATTGGGAAAATGAAGTTGAAGGTTTAAAAGGTGATCAAGATAGTTTAAACGAATATTATCGCCAGTTTCCACGTACTGAGCAACATGCTTTTAGAGATGAAACAAAACAATCTTTATTTAATCTAACTAAGATATACGAGCAAATAGATTATAATGATGAGTCTGATAATTCTAAGTTAATAACAAGAGGAAATTTTATATGGAGCAACGGTGTTAAAGACACTACTGTAAATTTTATACCAAATAAAAATGGTAGGTTTTTAGTTTCTTGGGTTCCACCAGCAGAATTACAAAATCGTGTAATAATAAAAAATGGAGTTAAATATCCTGGTAATGAACATTGCGGTGCTTTTGGTTGTGACTCTTATGATATATCAGGAACAGTAGACAACAAAGGTTCTAAAGGTGCTTTGCATGGCCTTACTAAATTTAGCATGGAAAACGTGCCAGCTAATATGTTTTTTTTAGAATATATATCAAGACCTCCAACGGCTGAAATATTTTTTGAAGATGTATTAATGGCTTTGCATTTTTATAGCATGCCAATACTAGCAGAGAACAACAAACCTCGGCTTTTATATTATTTAAAACGTAGAGGTTATAGAGCTTTTTCTATGAACAGACCAGATAAATTAAAACTGTCTGTAGCAGAAAGAGAAATAGGTGGAATACCTAACTCATCAGAAGATATTAAGCAAGCACACGCGGCTGCTATAGAGTCTTACATAGAAGATTATGTAGGACTTAAAGAAACTATGTATGGTGATATGTATTTTCAAGAAACATTAGAAGATTGGTCTAAGTTTAATATAAACAATAGAACTAAGCACGATGCTTCTATTAGTTCTGGCTTGGCAATCATGGCTTGTAATAAAAATAGATATACACCTACAAATGTAATTAAAAAAAATGTTGTTCCTTTGGGCTTCAAGAAGTTTGATAACCAAGGTAGTATTTCAAAAATAATAAAATAGATGATTTATACTAATTCTAGTAGCACTTTTCCAAGTCAGGTAGTACCAGACGCAGAGAAAAAGACTTATGAATATGGTTTAGCCGTAGCGAAAGCTGTGGAAGACGAATGGTTTAGAGGAGATAGAGGAACTGGAACTGGCGGTAGGTTTGGAACAAACTGGTCTAGATTTAACGACTTAAGACTTTACGCAAGAGGAGAACAAAGCGTTGCTAAATATAAAGATGAATTATCTATTAATGGTGATTTATCTTACCTTAATTTAGACTGGAAACCAGTAGCTGTATTATCTAAGTTTGTAGATATTGTAGTTAATGGTATGACAGATAAAGGTTATGAAATAAAATCATTTGCTTCAGACCCGTATGCTATAAAACAAAGAACTGACTTTGCTTTTAATACTTTGAGAGATATAGAAAATAAAGAAATGATTGATCAGCTTAATGCTGCTACAGGTCAAAACTTTTACGCGTCGCCCGATCCTCAAGAATTACCTGTAAATAAAGAAGAACTAGATCTTTATCTTCAATTAAATTATAAGCAAGCTATAGAAATAGCTGAAGAAGAAGTTATTAGTAATGTATTTAATTATAATAAATATGATGAAACTAAAAAACGATTAGCTTATGATTTAACAGTATTAGGTATTAGCTGTGTTAAAACTAATTTTAATTTAGCTAATGGTGTTACTGTTGATTATGTAGATCCAGCTAGTTTAATTTATTCTTATACAGACGATCCTAATTTTGAAGACATATATTATGTAGGTGAAGTAAAAAGTTTATCTCTTGAAGAAATTAAAAAACAATTTCCTTATTTAAGTCAATTAGAATTAGAAGAAATACAAAAGTATTCAGGTAATAATAATTATAGAAATAATTTTTATAATTATGATTATGATAAAAACTTAATACAAGTGTTATATTTTGAATATAAAACTTATCAAAATCAAGTATTTAAAATAAAACAAACAGATCAAGGACTTGAAAAAGCTCTTGAAAAAGACGATACATTTGATCCGCCTGAAACCGATAATTTTAATAGAGTTCATAGAGCTATAGAAGTTTTATATAGTGGTGCTAAAATTCTTGGCCAAGAAAAAATGCTTAAATGGGAACTAGCGAAAAACATGACTAGACCTTATAGCGATCAAACTAAGGTTGAAATGAATTATGCCATATCTGCCCCTCGTATGTATAAAGGTAGAATAGAATCATTAGTAAGTAAATGTATTGGTTTTGCTGATATGATACAGCTTACACATTTAAAATTACAACAAGTACTATCACGTATGGTACCTGATG